GTACGCACCATGCTGCCATTTCGACCAGGCAAGGGTGATCTTGAGAGAGTGAGTGGCTGGGTGCGGTCCCAGACACCAACTCAAAGAAGTGGCACTAGATACTCTCTCTCGTCCACGGGGCAAGCTGAGAGATTGTAATCTATTTTGAGAATCTTGTTAAATGCCGAGCAATGCAACTGAAGACCGAAGTCGGCGTGCCGTGCCCAGTAATGTAAGTCGTCCACTTCACTTGACAACAAACGATAACGGAGAAAAAGACTCTCCTGATCGACCTCCCAAGTAGGGTAATCGACGTCAGTCTCAACCTTGGTGGAAAAGTAATCCACGGGGAAACCGTCGCCTGGAAGTCGCTTGTACAGCTCTGAGAGGAAAGGTATGCTAGCGTGCGGATAAGCACCTTGCATCAAGCCTTTCTGAAAGCGGTACGCTCGATTTCGAATATCTCCACGACCCGGCAAATCACCCTTAACACGACCAGATGCCCTAAGGAAAGCCCCCAAGTTGAGCAAAGGTCGGTATTTCTTTTGCGAGTCCAAAACTGGTGAATTCTTCAGAAATTGAAGGTCCTCGATGTGTTCCAGAGGAGTGCAACCAGTCACCTTGTAACCGGCACGTTCACACGCTGAAACCATCGCCTCCGTGCCCCAATCAGAAGATGGGATCTCGGAGAGCGAGAGGGCCAAACTAATACAAGCCAAATTGTTCACAACGGTGGTCAAAGTTGAACCGCTGTAAAGCTTAGGTTCGCGAGGGCGCAAAACAACGGACAGGCCCTTGTGATGAACGCTCTTAACCTGGAACGCCTGGGAGCACTGCGAAACAAGGCGCAAAACCTCAGTTCGGGAGCGCTCAGGGAACAAGCGTAAGAAGGTGGCAAACAAAAATTTGGTGTGAGAAGAGTCACAAGAGGAGATATCGAGATTGTACCTGAGGAGCCTTCCGTCAGTGAGACGGATGGTGAGGCACGAATCGTCCGAGAAGTAGGCGAAATAAAATCTCCCGTCGGGGCAAATCAGCTGATCAAAAACCCTCTCCAATACAAAAGGATTAGGAGTCTTGATGAACTGAATAACGCCACCATTAACGTAGATCGGCAAATCGCGCATGGCATCTTTTAGGGCCTCCGTAATACGAAAACCCAACAACGACGCCTCCACTCCAAGGTCGAAAATCATGCGGGGGATGCTATCAGGCTTGGCGATCTCGCCACCCTTCATTTTGGCCTCGATGAGACCGCGCACCCAATTGGACCCGAAATCCTCGAGCTTGCCAGTATCAACAAGGCCATTAAAACCTATGATGCGCAAAGCTCGCTTAGGATGTGGGTCTGCGTGATGGAGACGACACTCTTCACTGCCAGACTCGAAATCTTGAAGGCTCTGATGGTTGGAATAAGTCCAGCCGAGCTCTTCGAAGAAAGATGAGTGAGCAGCAAGAAAAGTGCGCTGATTGTCACGCAATTCCTCATGGTAATAGGGGCGGTGGCCAGGGCCGCCCCAAACCCTACGCGCGGTCAAGCGCGTCAGTGCAAGGGAGACATTGAAGTCGCACCTCCCGTACACCGAACCAGAATGCACAACATTCATACCGTAATAAGTCGCGTAGAAAGTCTCGTCGACGGCTCCGGGTGGTGGCTCAGGGAAACAGAGCCGGCCACCCTTGAACCATTTAGATCCCTTGATAACGTCAAAATCATGGCATGCAAACGAATACAATGGGAGCTTCTTGGGACACTTAGTGGTGTAGACGCGCACTACACCACAGTGTTCCAAGTTGCCTAAGCTCCCTTCGTACGCCGAAAAAGCGGGCGCGGATTAGACACGTGCTGCTCGGGTAAGCAGTCGTTAATAAGCAGCTCCTGCAACATTCGGACTTGACTGTAGAAAACGAGAGTGTACATATACACGTCGATGGACTCACTAGCGAGATCGGCCTTGCGAGGGTAACCCTCAGCGCAAGCAGACACTCGATTGTAAAAACCCGGACGCAGGCCGTACACATCAGCCTTGGCAAACATCAACGCCCGCCCAACCCGCAAATTCTTGCTCTCACCACCGTCGGATTCAAACAACCACCAGAACAAGTCCATGCACACTCGATGAGCGGCGTAAGATTTGAACATGCTGGTCAAGAAGATCTTGTGGTACTTAGCAACATCGGATTGATGACGTTTGCGCTGCTCGGTCGTGGTGGTATTGGCCATACGGCCCGGCAAATGCCAACCATCCTTTAGAGACAACGCATAGCGTGCGTAGTAAGAGGTATGCGCTTTGTAATCCATCTGGGTCACACTAGGCACGTGCTCATACTGAGACAATTCAATAGGGGCGTCAGAGATCTCTGCATAACAGCATAGACCACTCTTCAACCCCCGGCAAAAACGGAGCCAAAACCCAAATTCATCAACGCCCAGCGTGGCTTTGTAAATGATGACACTCGCAAAAGTCAAAGCTGGCGGTTCCACAATGGGTGGCTCACTCGCAACTACTAATTCTCCGCAATTAAGCGGGATGGCCTGTTCGGCATAAACTAGGTTATCTTGGGACAACATGGCCGGCGAGACACTAGTCTCAGCGGGCGGCAATCGAGGCGGGTGCCTATCGGACAACGGTCGCGATGGCACTAGGCCGGCCTTCGATAATCCCCGAGTCTTCAAACGGACGGAGTCCGAATTATCCAACTTCGAGGGCGGGAGAGGGATGAGTGGCACTGGAGCCCCGTCAGCCGCTGTAGCGCGCGGTAAACAGTTCAGTCGCCTGGACGTAGCTAGGTCAATGCTACCGTCCCGTTGTGCGCGGCAAGGCGCAACAAACTCCTCATCAATGGGGTCACTGGTGAGCCACACGGGCTTACAGCGACCCTCAAGGTCCCACCTCTTCCGACCGGAAGGTGAATCGGTCTTAAGCACGGATGCTGGTGAAATCTGAGGAGTAAAAGGTACATCCTCCGAGACTTCTTCGTCACCGTGCTTCCAATCCATCAACTCCCAGTCCAGCACTTCGTCCTCAGACCCGTCCCCGAGGCAACCCGAGTCGGACTCGGGTGCACGGTGCACGTGGTTTCTCTCAGCGGGTCCGAGGAAGTACTTGTTACCGGGGTGGAAATGCATCGGATTGGAGCACAACCCAATGGGGAGCACACACCAATATGGCTTCCCTTCCACCCGGTCCTGATTGATTTTCCTCTTCTCTTCGAACTGACGGGCCCTAGCGGACCGTTTGTCTGCGGATACAGGTCGTCGCGAGCGCTTGTGTGCATGCATCTCGCCAAACTTGCCCTCGCATTCCGTTCGTGATAGGGAACAAACCTCCCCCAGCGCTTCTGGGGGTGCAGCCTCGCAATAAAAACAACTCGATTGGTTGCATTTGCAAGAACTGTCTTCAACCGGAGCGCGACTACTCTCGGCTGCCCCCCCGCGATCGTCCATGCGAGGGGGCTTGTCAACAAAACTCTTTCCTTTCTGATTCTGATTTCGCCACGTTTTAGATGGTTTCATAAAAATCACTGGTTTCCCAATAGTTAAAGTTTAACGTCAAAAGACAAAGTGAAAGACAACCGCAAGCGGAAACAGAAAGACTAAGCTTTCTGAAACAAGGCTGAGCCCCAGAAACGGATTGTTACCGTTTCGAACCGTGGCGACGGAGCAGATGATTAATGCTTTTATATTTTTCAAGAGGAGGAGAGGCGCGATGCACGCGCAAGCTTGTGAGAATGGTAGTAATCTGGATATATTCGGCTCGAAAAGGAATAACGAGCTCAATAAGCAAAAGAGCTGATCGGGTAAAGGCACTGCCACACAAGGACAGAACCCAGTTAGCCGAGAGGTACACCTAATGTGTGAAATATGAAGAATGCGACATCGTAGAAACGGGAATTACCATAAGAACCCTGACTCATCGAGTATATAACGAAACGCACCAACACATCACACACACAAACAGCATACCCCTCGAACACAACCCCACCACACAGGAAGAATCTTGGGTTTGGCTAGGACCACCAACCTGTGCCCACTATTAAATAGCGGTTCCATAACTAGCATAACAAGCTGCGCACGCCTGCGCGACGTGGCGTCCTTGAGCGGAGCACCACGACCAC